AGGGCGAGAACATCACACAGATGTACCCATGGAAAGTATGGCAAGTCACATCTGATCCGCTCAACGGTTCTGCACCACCCATGCAGTTCTTCCAGCCCAGTTCATTGTCACAAGAGTTGATGGCAGTGTTTGAGAAGTTCAGTATCTTGGCTGATGAGTACACAGGCATTCCACGTTACATGACTGGCGACAGTCCCGCAGGCGGTGCAGGTCGTACTGCTTCTGGTATGAGTATGCTGATGAGCAACGCCGGTAAAGCCATCAAGCAGGTTGTGGCCAACATTGATGACAATGTCATCTCGCCCGTGGTAGAGCGGTTGTATTATTACAACATGCGCTACGGTACTGATCCTGATTTGAAAGGCGATGTCAATATCGTCGCACGCGGTGCAGTTTCTCTGATCGTTAAAGAACAAGCACAAGTTCGTCAAAACCAGTTCTTGCAGATCGCGCTTACCAGCCCGTTTGCCCAGCAGATCATTGGCGTAGAAGGCGTTGCCGAGTTGCTACGCCAAGGCGCTAAAACTCTAGACATGAACCCTGACCGCATCGTGCCGCCAGTGGAAATCATTAAGCAGCGAATGGCGCAAGCACAGCAAGCGCAGATCGCTCAGCAGCAACAGCTTGCTCAGGCAACTGGTCAAGCAGAAGCAGGTGGTACACCACCAAACCCAGGTCCCGGTGCGCAACTTCAGAATGGTGCTCCCGTGACAAATAATTTTGCAGCAATCCCTGGTGTTGGTAGTTGACAACACTGTTTTCCGGTATATCATTTCGATCATTAAAGGAGCATTCAAATGCAAGCAATTAACCCAAAAGAGTCACGCTCAGCTGAGTACACTCAAGAGTCAGCTAAAACTGACGGCATGTCTAAAGGCGGCTCAGTCGGCGGCGGCGGTAGCAACGGCGACATCTTCGCTACATTGAAGCGCGGTGGCTCCGAGTACACAGCCGAAAAAGCTAAAACTGACGGCATGTGCAAATAAATGGTTCGTATCGATGACAGAGTGGCGCGGTGTTTATCGACGCTGCGCTCTCCCGAGATGCAACCGCTGATAGAATTTTTGAAAGCGCGTCGCCAAGAGACTCTCGAAAGACTTGGTGATGTGCAAGGTGAAGAAATGAAGTCCCGGCTGCAAGGCCGGAACCTCGAACTCAAGGAATTCCTTGAGATGGTGGACCAAGCAGAGATGCTGTTTGCCAAAACCCGCAGGTGACACGCAGACCGTAAAGTCGGCGCGGGGAACCTAAATTTTTTAATGTAACAGTAGCAGACCGTAAGCAAAAAAAGCTGACCGTAAAGTCGGAGCTTAATAAGCGTAGTCGGCGCGAAGGAGATAGAAATATGGCATTGCCACGTGTAATTCAGGACCAAATTGACCAAGCTGACGCCTTGGTAGCTCAGATGAACGGACAACCCGCACCGAATGCGGATACTGATCCCCAACCTGACCCAAACCCAGAAGTCAATCCAGAACCACAGCCGCAACCTATTTCGCAAGAGGATGAACCGAAACCAAACCCTGACGTATCAGAAGAAACTTGGCAATCCAAATTCTTCGCGCTGAAAGGCAAATACGACGCTGAGGTGCCTCGTTTACATTCGCAGATGCGAGAGCTGAACCAACAGGTTCAAACGCTCATCACTGAAGCGGCTGTTGCGAAAGCACAACAGAAACAGGACCCAGTTCCGGCAAAAACTCTTATCACTGAACAAGACAAAGAAGCATTTGGCTCTGACTTGTTGGATTTGATTGACCGTGCGACTGAGCAGAAACTAGCGGGAAGCCGTGACCTTGAAGCTCAACTTCGTGCCGAGATCAATGAGTTGAAAGGCAAGCTGGGGAATGTCACCGAGCGCCAAGTAGTATCTGATAAAGACCGCTACGAAGCTGCTTTAAGTGCGCAAGTCCCAGATTGGGAAGCCATGAACGTAGATCAAGGTTTCCTCGCATGGTTGGCAGAAGTAGACCCAGTTTATGGGATGCCTCGCCAGTATGCTTTGACCAATGCGTATGAGTCGCTTGACGCGAACCGTACTGCAACGATCTTCAAGCAATACAAAGCCACGTTGGCCCCAGCTCAGCGTCCACAGGTTAACCGAGAACTTCAGCGTCAAGTAGCACCGACCCGCTCGCATACGTCGCCTGCTCCTACAACTTCAACTGCGGATAAACGTGTCTATACCACATCGGATATTGATTCGTTTTATGCTGAATGGAGACGTGGAATGATCGATGAGGCAGAAGCGGTGCAAATTGAGAGAGATATCCATGCCGCTACAGTCGAAGGTCGAATTCGTTAAGAATGCCCAAGACATGGCGGTCAAATTTGTAACTTTTGTTTTTAAGAAAAGGACTAGACCATGTCTACAGTAACCGCAGCAGCAGCCTATCCCATTAACTCCGGTGGTTTTAACACCCCCGGCGGTCAGGTTGCCTATTCTGGAACCGCTTATTCCGGTTCTTTCATCCCCGCCCTCTGGTCCGGCAAGCTGGCCCAGAAATTCTATGCCGCCACAGTTTTTGGTGAAATCGCCAATACCGACTGGCAAGGTGATATCACCGGCATGGGTGATACAGTGATCATTAACACGATCCCTTCCATCACTATCAACAGCTACTCTATTGGCCAAAACTTGGCTTATGAAGTTCCTGCTCCTAGCACATTGCAGTTGGTTATCAACAAAGGTAAGTACTTCGGCGTGAACGTGAACAACGTTCTCGAGTTGCAAGCCAAGCCCAAGTTGATGGACATGTTCACCAACGACGCTGCCATGCAGATGAAGATTCAGATCGACAAAGACGTTCTGTACACTAACTTCAACCAAGGCGCTGCTGCTAACCAAGGTGCTACCGCTGGTGCTATCTCTGGTGGCTATAACCTCGGTACAGACTCTGCCGCTGTGACATTGACAGCTTCTAACATCTTGTCAAGCATCACTGCTTTGTCAAGCGTGTTGGACGAAGCCAACGTTCCTGAGACAGACCGCTGGTTGATCATTACCCCCACAGAGCGTCAGATTCTGATGCAATCAAACTTGGCACAAGCTCAGTTCATGGGCGACGCTTCTAGCGTGTTGCGTAACGGCAAGATCGGCATGATCGACCGTTTCACAGTGTATGTGTCTAACTTGGTTCCACGTGGCGCTGCTGGCAAAACTTGGATGAACCCCAACACTGGTACTGATGCTACTTCTGCTGGTGCAGTTAAGCGTCACGCTGTGATGGCCGGTCACAAGTCTGCTATTACCTTCGCTTCTCAGATCGCCAAAGTTGAGAGCTTGCAGAACCCCAATGACTTCGGTACATTGGTTCGCGGCTTGAACGTGTACGGCACTAGCGTCGTACAAGCAAACGGTCTGGCTTTGTTGGTCGCTGCAGGTTAAACTCCTTCCGGAGAGGCGGGGGCTTCGGCCCCTGCCATTTATTAACCTAAGGAGGATAACATGGCCATTATTGACGATCTCATTTCTAGTGGTTTGTCCTTGCCTCAAGCGCAAGCTGTAATTGCTGAAGATACTACTTCCAATCTTGATGGTTTAGTGTCTGCTGGCTTTACTTATACACAAGCTCTAGGCATCACTGGCCTTGACGCAGGCTCCGCAACTTCAAACAACTTGGTTGTTCAAGGTTTGTGGGCTGGCACTCAAGTTCCTGCAATTGTTGCAGCATTGGCTGTAACACCATAAGGTAGATTATGGGTACGGTAACCGCTCAAACCATTCTCAACAAAGCGGCAATTCAGTTAACTGATATTGCCAATGTTCGTTGGACCCGTGCTGAATTACTCAGCTGGTTGAACGATGGTATGCGCCAAATCGTAGTCATACAACCAAGTGCATCATCAACCACCGTCAACGTAAGATTAACTACTGGAACACGGCAGTTACTTCCGTCTGATGGTTGGTTGTTGTTGCATATTTACCGCAATATGGGCACAACAGGTACCACACCTGGACGTGCTATTCGTATTATTTCTCGTGAAGTGCTTGATGCGTTTAATCCCACATGGCACACAGAGATTCCTAAAACAGAAGTTAAAAACTACACGTATGACGTTCAAGATCAATTGGCGTTTTATGTGTATCCGCCCAACAATGGGACTGGTTATATTGAATTGAATTATTCAGTTCAACCAACGAATTTGACATCGGAGTCACAAACGATTCCTCTTTTTGATATCTTCCAATCTGCATTGGTAGATTACATTTTGTTCCGTGCCTGTAGCAAAGACGCTGAGTATGCGCCTGGCTTGCAGTTGGCCCAAGGTTACTTGGCAACATTTACTGCTGCTATACAAGCTAAGACTCAATCTGAAGCGACTAACAATCCTGTTAATGCGTTCAGCCCACGTAGTATTTCTGTTCCAGGATCACAAACATGAGCGACGTATCTTACGAATCATTTTTGCCTGATGTCGTCCAGTTCGTTAAGGATGTGCCTGAGATCGTGGCTGTACAGGCAATTCGTAATGCAACAATTCAGTTTTGCGAAAAAACACGTGTACTACAAACTCAGCTTAGTCCAATGGACATGACTGCTGGAGTTTCAGTGTATGGGTTTGAACCTGATGTCGGATATAAAGTTGTAGACATTATGGAAGCGTGGTATGGCGATCAGTTGTTGATCCCTAAAGCTGTTGAAGAGTTGACACGCATTTACCGCACATCCAACTGGAATGATCTTGATGGTAATCCATACTATTATTTCCGCAGCCGCACACAAGAAGTTACTTTGGTCCCAAAACCAAAAGTTACTGAAGCCGCAAAACTTAAGTTGCGCGTTGCTGTTGTGCCTTCTCGTTCATCGTCTGTAATTGACGAAGAAATTTTTGAGCGTTATTACGAAATCATCACCCTGGGTGCGCGTGCGCGTTTGTACGATACACCCAACCAGCCTTACTACGAACCTAAATCTGCACAGCTGTATTTGAAGCGATTCAGCGACGGCATGAATGAAGTTCGTACCCGTGTAGCAAAAGGTTTGACCCGTGCTGCTGTTCAAATTGAATATCAAAGGTTTGTATGACCGCCGCTGCATATGATTTTGTTATTGAACAAGGTGCAACGCTAGACAAAACATTTGTCTGGAAGGACAGCACTGGAACTGTTATCAATCTGTCGGGGTATACCGCCCGTATGCAGATTAGGCAGACTGTTAGCTCTAGTACGATTTTGCTTGAGTTGACCACGCTAAATAACCGAATCATTATTACCCCCGGCCAAGGCAAAATTCAGTTGCTGGTGGCAGCTGCTGACACTGGTGCTATTACTTGGCAGCGAGGCAAATACGACCTAGAATTGGTTTCTTCTACAGGTGTTGTCACCCGTTTACTGTACGGTGATGTAGAGGTTTCTAAAGAGGTTACTCGATGAGCTACACAATTGTTGAAGAATTAGGGTCAGACACAAGTCTTATTGTTGAAGACACCCCTCTTGCTCCTACAATTGTTGAAGTTGTTACAACGGGGCCACAAGGTCCTGTGGGCGCGACAGGTTCTGGACTTGCTATTAGTCAGACTGTTGCAACATACGCAGATTTACCTGCTACAGGTAGCCCCGGGCAAGCAGTATTTGTTGCTGCCACAGGGAAAATTTATATTTGGAGCGCATGATGGCATGGGTTGATGCTGGTCCTCTTTCCGGTCCGACAGGCCCAACTGGTGCAGCAGGCAC